TTATGATAGCCTTATTGGTGACCGTGTTTATAGCGACCATACAACTGGATTTGGTATTGGTACATATCAACATTCAGACATTGATAGATTGGTTACCATTTTTCCTATCGAACAAAAAGTACAACTCGATATCCTTCAGCCTTCAGAAGAAGAGGAAGAAGTGGACACTATTCAAGTATGGGGCTTCAGAGAGTTCATTGAAACCCACGGGATAAAAGACTATTAGTCCGCTAAAAACTGGGCCTTTAAAATAAGGGCCTACCGTTAATTAACCAGGAAGGGCTTTAAGATGGAAATTACGATTCAACAGAAGGGCGATGAACTTTCGCGTCGGAACTTCAAACTCAAAAATGGGGGGTATGAGAATAGTGCCTATAATGATGGCGGTGTTCCTACTCACTACCTCATAATTGCTTGGATGCAAGTACCAGAAACTAGAAAATGGGATGATACCAAAAATACTTGGGTGGAATTTCCAAGATCTAAAAAAGTTCAAGATTATATGGATAAGTTCTATCCTAACTATAACGAGGGTCAATACTATACTCTCCTCGGAGACACTAATGATGAAGAGGCGTACTTCGAATCGGGTAAAAGTCCAGAAAACTTTACTCACTACCTTCAAGAAATGGCTATTAAATTGGCCGAAGAAAAAGGGTTAATCCCTGAGTATACTGACCTAGATATCTTCGAAAATAAGTATGCCGTCACACTTTATGGCTGTGGTAAAAAGGGATAAAAGATTATTAGTCCGGTTAAGGGTGGGCCTTTAAAATAAGGGCCTAACGTTAATTAACCAGGAAGGGTTTTAAAATGGCTGAATACTGGTGTGAAGAAGAGAAAATCTATAAAGTGGGAAATGGTACCTATATCAATCCGAATTATCCCATAGATCTTTTCTGGGGGGCGAGTTCAAATAACCCAGTTTGGCTTTTGATAGCAGCAACCGGTAAAAATGTCAAAGATACTTATAACGCTGGAACTCATAGGGGGTGGATAGTCCTAGGGGCTTACTTTCAAGAACAAGAGCCATACGAAAATTTCTTCAACAATCACCTTGAATATAAGGATGATGGGCGGGGGGAGGAATACAGTGGTGATGAGGTTGATGAAAACTATAGGGTTGCTGAGGCAAAATGGGAAAAATTTCTCCTAGACGAAGCGGTAAGGCTGGCCGAAGAAAAAGGGTTAGTGCCCGAAGAGACACACCTAAATGTTTGTAAAATTGATGGAGATCAAGAACTATGGGGTCAGGGTCAAGAGACAGGAAAGGGTTAAAAATGGAAATTGACGAGGAATGAATAAGATAAAAGAGTATTAGTCCGGTTAAGGGTGGGCCTTTAAAATAAGGGCCTACCGTTAATTAACCAGGAAGGGCTTTAAAAATGACTGATACTAGCTGGCGTAACTGGGAAGTCAAAAACGGGGTTTATGCCACTGATAATTCTGGGGCGGTAACTCATTGGGTAATTCTTTCAATCACTGACAAATGGGAAGTCCTGGGAACATACAATACAGAAGAAGATAGTTATTGCATAGACTATGATTATGGCGAACCGGAGAATGAATGGGCCGCTTTTCTTCAAGACGAAGCGATACGCCTCGCCGAGGAAAAAGGGTTGGTGCCTAAAAATACTGGCCTTTTAATTTGCTGTCAAGAGGGGTTTCATGGTAGCCAAATCATGGGATATGAAGCTAAAAAAGATGACAGCCCCAATGCCCTTAGGATACTATTTACTGGCTGTTTAAAAGCTGGAGAATGGAGAGTTAAAAATGACTAATAACAAATCACCATCAAAAGTAGTATGGCGTGAACCGGAAGATGCAGGAATGGTCATAGGGTGGTTTTTACTGGCCATGCCCCCTCATGGGGGGTGGATAGTCCTAGGACAATATAATACTGAGGATGATGAGTATTCAGAATGTGTGTGGGGTACTCGCGACTGGGATAAATTTCTTCAAGATGAAGTAGTGAGGTTAGCCGAGGTTAAGGGATTGGGGTCAGGAACCATGCTCATTGTCGCCTCAGAAAAATGGCTACTTGAAGCTCAAGAGGTTTAAAATGAGTAACGTGAACTGGGTGAAAGACGAGGCTAACTGGAAAAAAGTCGATCTTACACAATTCCCCTTCTACTTCACTGAAGATCACCCCGAAGTGGATAAATTTCATAAAGGAGTTCAAAAAGAGTTAGGGGGTAAAAATCTTGTGTACTTCTGGGGTGAAGAAAGTGAAAATGAGCCAGACTATCTTGAAAATTTTGAGTGTCACGGCTGGGAAAACGTTTTTCGCTATGATGGCTATAGGGACGACCCAACTGAAAGTTGCTATAATTTTGGTGTTGTCTCTATGATAAAGGGTTCACCACTAAAGGGCGTTGGGTGGGCTATTATCTTTGAAATGAACTGCCCTATTTGGATTCGGGAGGGTTAAAAATGGAAATTGACGAGGAATAAATAAGATAAAAGAGTATTAGTCCGGTTAAAACTGGGCCTTTAATATTAGGGGTAGCGCTAACTAACCAGGAAGGTACTAAAATGACTGAAACTCACTTGCGCGAATGGCCTAACTATAAAGTGGCCGATTATTGTACTCTAGCTTGGTCTGATCGGTACACTATTGTGGCTTTTACTGTGGACCAACTTAAGATGACGCATAATTGGGCAGAGTCAAGTAGCCCTAATTCAGTTGTTCTTGGGCACTACGACCCTGAAGAATGGGAGTTCTTTGTAGCTCCTGACAAATGGGAAAAGTTTCTTCAAGATGAAGCGGTACGCCTGGCCGAAGAAAAAGGGCTTGATCCTAAAACTACCTATCTTCAAGTTCTAACAGATGCCTTTAGTGGCTCACTGCTCGTTGGTAATGGGACGGGGTACTGGGATTAAGGCGGTAACTAACTAACCAGGAGGGCGGTAAAATGACTGAGACCTATTTTGAAATAGACTACCCGTGCCATCGATGGATCTCGGAAACCGGGGTGCGCTCTCAATATGCCGACGCAATCGCAAACGGTACGGCCAATCCTGGCTGTGTATCTATCAATAGCATTCTTTGTGAGCTTGAAGCTGGCGGAGAAATAACGCTACGCTGGGTTGATGGAGATTGGCGAAGAGAAGAACGGCGATCAATCGCTACTCTAAAGAAAAATAATTGAGCGCCCCTATATATACAGCTCGAGAAGAGGGGTACTCCAAAAAATTATTGGGGAGTATTTACCAATAAGCCAATATGGGAGGAGCTAAGTTATTGATACATGGGGGTTAGTTAGGTATTGGTACTGGGTATTGGTATTTATTGGTAGTCTATCACCAATATGTTGCTCAACCCACCGCGACTTCTAAGTTTTTGCTTTCATCCATCGTTCTCGAGTTGTATAATAGGCAACCGAATATGCCCCGACGAAAAATAGATACCATTAATCCTGTCGTAGTCAGACCCCTGACTCCGCGGCAAAAGAAGTTCGCTGAAGAAATAGTCCTCGGTCGCTGCTCACAAACTGAAGCCGCTCGGCGTGCCGGGTACGCTAAATCGTCAGCGGCGGTAAGGGCGTGCGAACTGCTGCGCATCAGTAGATTTCCAAACATCGCAAACTACATCAATGATCTTCGCCTAGAACTGTCAAAGAAATTTGAAATCAGCTACGAAGGTCATCTCCGCGATCTAGGCGACCTTCGTGATCGGGCAGCGGCTAATAATCAGTTTAGCGCCGCGATCAACGCTGAAACTCATCGTGGTAAAGTTGGTGGGCTGTATGTTGATCGTAAAGAAGTCCTACATGCGCATATAAACGCGATGAGCAAAAATGACCTCATTCATCGTCTCGAAGAACTAGACAAAGAAACTGGTGGGGCCATTAAGAAAGTGATTGACGCCGAGTACAAAGATGTCGGTTAAGCCCGAGTCCAAACTTTGGCGGATGCTACGGGACAATATTACTAACATACACTGGGTTCGTATTGAATCGTGGTCGTCTCCTGGAGTTCCGGACGTTAATGGGTGCGCTGAATTTGGTGAGTTTTGGATAGAACTCAAGATAATAAAAAATAAACGGATTGCTCTGTCGCCTCATCAAATCGCCTGGCATCTAACTAGGTCGCATCATAATGGTCGCTCTTTCATCTTAGCGAGGGAGGCAGCTAAGACTCCTTTGATTTTGTTTTCTGGATCACAAGCTAAGGATCTAGTAGATCGGAAGATGGTCGAGATCTCCCCGATCGTCAAGATCGACTACCCTTATGACTGGGGCAGACTCCGTAGCGCGTTTGAAAATAAGCGATAAAGAAGATAAAAAAGAGCTTTGCTTGGGTACTCATTTGAACTAATATTCTTCTTAGTTAAACGGTAAGCGTTTAACGATGGCCAGAAAGGAGAAAGACCCATGGCTACTCAGAAAGCTAACTCAACATTTGAGGTCACCGAGGATTTCTTGAAGATCACCGAAGCGATGCAGGACAAGGCGGTTCGTTCGTTCTTAGCGGCGAATGTAAAGGCCCGAATTGCTCCTAAAGAGGAGGGCCAAACGTCACCGTTCTTGAAGCGTCAGTCTGGCAAACGCTTTGATATCAGCGAGCGTATTAATCAGGGCGGGTTGGCTAAGGAAATTGTCACATATGCCCGAGCTAAGGGTGGCTCAGAACGTGACGTCACGGCTCATTTGGTAGGTGGTTTCGGTTTGTCGTCTAAGTTTTATGGACAGTCGTTCATCACGCTTTACGCCGCGTAAGTTCCCTCCCTTTCTTACGCAACTGGCGCAAACTGGCCCCGCTTCGGCGGGGTCCTTTTTTGTGTCGCTTGCTGATCGCTTTGATCGCTTTGATCGCTTAGATCTAAGCCCCCCCCTGACCATACTTTACCTAGCCCCGCCCTACCTAACCTGATATAAAGATCTGTTAGATCTGAGTAAGCGCAATCAGATTAACACTGATGTTCGGGGGATAAACTAGGATAAAAAAGAGCGGGTGTATTAAACTGGCCCTTTTTATAATAGGGCGTTAAAACGGTAACTAACCTAAAGGGGCTTAAAATGTCAGATGAGTACGTATGGGGTTTCTCGGGGTTTAGGATGGCCCCGTGCTTTATAGCGATCACAGACACCCCAGTTGATGGAGTGCCACGAATTCAGGAGATCAACGAAGAAGACTCAGTCGAATACAATGAGTCCAATACGCCGCCTCACCCCCAAGATCTAGCATGGGTTAAAAAGAGGGCTCACAATGGTATAGGTGAGCTAAATTACGACTCAGATGTTGAGGTTGTAAATGTGTGGCAACTCGTAGGCACGTTTACTAAAATAGGCCCTACCAATTAAAAACAGTAAAAAGGGCGGGTGTAAAAAGCTCGCCCTTTTTACTATAGGGGCGTTAAAACGGTAACTAACCTAAAGGGGTAAAGAGATGGCGATTGAAGTTGATGATGTAAAGTTGATGGCCAGTACGAAGGTAATTGATGGGTACTCTTACCAGATCCTAATTACTAAAGGCGTGGCTGCTGAGGGCATCTCGCCTGTTGACCCGCCTGATCCAGAGGGCATCTACCTAGATGTTTGGGTTGTTGACGAGGTAAATGGTATAACTCACGACCACCAAACCTTTGACCTTACTAGCTACTGTAGGTTAGTGGGGGCGGTTAGCGGGTCTCCGCGCCGTGACTAACTAAGACGTAAAAGGGCGGGTGGACAAAGCTCGCCCTTTTTACTATAGGGGCGCTAACCGTAACTAACCACGAAAGGGGTAAAACTATGCAGATCTTTAAAAATAAACCCATACCTAAAGCACAAGCAGGAGCCCGTAAGATACCTAACGACCCCGCTGATTTAATGGAGCCAGGAGATTGCGTGGTTTTTGACAACATTAAACAGGCTCAAGGGCTACTTAGCCGTTTAAAGTGGCGAGGCAAAGGGGCCACGATACGGAGGAAAAGTGAGTGGTGTGTGTGGCGCACTGACTAAATAGGATTAAATGTTGCCCCGGAGGTTGGTAACCTCCATCAAACTAAAGCGATGCCTTTGAAAGGGCGTCGCTTCTTTTTACCAAGGAACGAAGGAACGAAGGAACGAAGGAACGAAGGAACGAAGGAACGAAGGAACGAAGGAACGAAGGAACGAAGGAACGAAGGAACGAAGGAACGAAGGAACGAAGACTTGGTCGTTCGCTTGTCGTCGCTTGTCGTCGCTTAGTCGTCGCTTAGTCGTTCGCTTGTCGCTTAGTCGTTCGCTTAGTCGTCGCTTGTCGCTTGTCGCTTGTCGCTTGTCGCTTTACTTTCAAAGATCCTCCAGATCTGCAAGCCACCGCCGCCGGGCAACAGTAGGGCGGGCAACAGTAGGGTGGGCAACAGTAGGGCGGGCAACAGTAGGGCGGGCAACAGTAGGGCGGGCAACAGTAGGGCGGGCAACAGTAGGGTGGGCAACAGTAGGGCGGGCAACAGTAGGGCGGGCAACAGTAGGGCGGGCAACAGTAGGGCAGGGGGTGTTGCATATATGTAACACCCCTAACCTAAAATGGGGGGAGGTTAAATAAGGGGTTGCGTGGCCCTATAGGGTGGCATATAAAGAAGGTGCGCCAATAAGGCGCGCTTAACCTAGAGGCAAAACACTATGTCAAGCAAGCAAACAAGCGCACTACCTAAGCAGGCCGTCTTTCAAGCCCCCGAGGGGTTCATGGAGGCCATGCCCAAGGTGCAGATCACTATGCTAAAGGTATGGGTAGCGGCAAACCCCGGATGCATTATAGAACCCATTGAGGGGCGCCTTGCAGAAGGGGGCTTACCGCCTTACCTGCGCATGCCAGATAGCAAGCGGGCCAGGATACACCGGCTGGCAAGTGTGCCCATAGGGGTGACCAAGTTTATGTTGGAGGCGGCCAAGGATGGTGGGGGGTACCCCGACCTGCTGGCCCTAGTGGCAGGGGGCTTTGGCCCAAGCGCATCGACATGGGGCACGGCTTTTGTTAGGCTAGTGTCAACGCCTACCGCCACTAACTAGTAGGGGATAGGGCCGGGGGCACAGTACCCCCCGGCCCGCCTACCATAATCAAGGGAAGGACTACACGATGCCATATACCGAACAAGTGTTGCCAATACCTAGTCCCGGTTGGCCTATTAACGATAGGGAGTATGCGGCCCTAGCCCGTGCTTTCCGTAGTTGGAAGAGGGCAAAGGGGTATCCGAGGCACCTATTGCCGATTGATACATATGCTCGATGGTGCGAACAGGTAGGCGTACCCCGTGATGATCACCTGTTGAGGGGATGGGTGTGGGGGGCCACTAGGGGACATGGGGTTGGCCGTTGGTAATGGGGCGCCCAAGTATTCATGCAGGCCCCTAAGTATTCAAACCAGTGAGTACTTAGGGGTCCCAAGGGGAAGGCAAGTAAA